TCCCCTACTTTCAGATATGGGCAGTTGGCTTCTACCAGTTTCTGCGCCATAATCGGCACTACACTGTTCCCGATCCGCGCCACCTGCTTTGCAACCGGATAGCTTTTCCAGTTGTAATCCCGGTTGATAATATAATCTTTTGGGAATCCCTGCATCAGCTTCAGTTCTTCCGGCTTCAGCATTCGCAGGAAAATGTCATAGATGATATATTTTTCACCTTTGATGTTCAAAACCACATTTACCAATCCGAACCGGTCTTTTGTGGTGATCGTCCCGAGCGGATGGTCGAGCATTTGCCCGCATCCTGCCCCGTAATATTTGATCAGAAACGCAGATACCAGTCCAAAATGCCCTGGCGAAGTCGTTATGGTATGCAGTGGCTCATCACATCCCTGCCCGATGCCAGATTTATAATACTTTGTGACAAACGCGGTCACCAACCCGTACCGGTTTGAGGTGTCGATCGTCTTGATCGGCTCCGTTAAAAGTTGCCCTCTCGAGTCCCCGTCCCGCGTCTCTCCGTGATATTGGATGATAAAGGCTAATGCGTCTTGACTTTTTACGATATACGGTTCCGGTGCATCGATGATATATTTTTTTATCCCGTTGGCTATTCGTTTTTGCGTAGCCTCTGCCAGCGGCTTTTTCCGGTCAAATATCGACGTTCCGAGATCAGACCAATCAATATAGTCTCCGCATTCTTTCCACCGCTTTAAACCGGTGTTCCCCCTGCTGTGCGTTGGTTCTGGCCAGCGGATCTCTTTTCCGTCCCGCCGGAACACCGCATACCATCGTTTCCTGGTGGTCGGTGCCCCATAATCGGCAGCTACCAGCTCTCTGCAGTCGAATATGTATCCAAGGCTTTTCATCGACCGGATAAATTTCTGATAATCTTCTCCCTTTCTTTCTGGGATCGGATATCCCTTTTCATCCAGCGGCCCCCACTGCTGTATTTCTTCCACATTTTCCATCAGAATCACATCCGGCAGAATCTCTTTCGCATGCTTATACACCGCCCATGGAAGGATACGCAGACCGCGCTCCCGTGGTTTTCCTCCCTTGGCCTTGCTGTGGCTCGTACAGTCCGGGCTTGCCCACATCAATGCCACATGCTGATCTTTGACGTATTTCCGCAGGTTGACCTTGAAAATATCTTCGGTCAGATGCAGTGTGTTCGGGTGGTTGGTTTTGTGCATCAGGATGGCGTCCGGGTCGTGGTTGATCGCTATATCTACAGGCCGCCCCAGTGCCATCTCAATGCCAACGGAGGCACCGCCCCCGCCCGCAAAACAGTCAACGATAAGATTCTTTTTCATAGAATTACCTCCAGAATATCTTCCAAAGGGACATAGTGTTTCATGTTATTCGCATAGTAGACAACAGCACATTTTACAGTTTCTTTCGCTCTTTTGGATACATAAAACGCTTCCGGAATAACTCCGATACCTACATCACATTCCTCTTGATACTCTGCATCAAGACAACCTTTTACAATAACATCTCTATATCCAACAATTACTCCGATGAAATTCTTTTCAACATGTTTGAAATAGGTTTTTTCGATATACTCAACGTCTTTTTCGACAGTTCCATCATTGCCCATGCTCACAAGATTATTGTCCATTTCATCAGCAGTTAAAGTTTTTCTGTCGAGTCGCAACCATTTTCCGTCGTTAATTTTTTTATAAAAGCCTTTGCATTTTACCTTGTCGAATAAATTCATATGTTTTTCATTCAGAAGCCCGGTATACCCTTGCCCCGGCCGGAGGCTGGCTCCTTTCTTTGTGTTTGTTATTTTTTATGTTTCTTGTTCCATTCGTTCAGAAATTCAATTTGCTCCTCATCCTCTTTCGGATCTTTTTTCCGTTCCGGCGGGTCAAGCATTAGTTTTGCTGACGCGAGAATCACCGCGCAGAACAGAACAATTCCGATGATCTCCATTCTCTTTTCCTTCCTTTCCGAGAATCTGTTTTCTCGTTTTATCCCATTCTTTCAGAAGAGCATCCGGGAAATTGTTTTTATCGTATTTCGTTTCTTTCATTCTTCCGCCCCTCCAAAGCCAAACTCTTTTGCGAGATCCATATCCTCAAATTCCAGCGTCGCGCCGGTCTTTTCGTGCAACTCCTCGTACATCTTAGCCAGACCTACACTGTTCATCTTCCGTACTGCCGCAGTGTAGTTGTCCATGTACCGGTCAAGCGCCTTTTTGTACCCCCATGTCTCATAGATCGCCAGTGCCGAGCACACGACGTTCGCCGCGCTGATGCAGTCCTCTGCTTTCAGCAGCTTTTCCTGTGCTTCTTTCTGGTAGGCTTCGGACAGGTTTCTCTGCATCCTGTCCACCCATTTCCGCAGGATTTCGAGCTTGACACCTGTGATCCCGCTTACCTCTGCGGCTGTCATCGTCTCAGGGCTTAACCGCGTTGACGGCTTTTTCTTCAATTTATTGCTCATAGGTCCCTCCCCTGTCCTTTTCTTAGCGTTTCATCATCTGGAAGAAGCAAAACGCTACTGTTGCGCAGATAATTGCTGTTTTGATTACTGATACCATGCTTAACCTCCTGTCAATGCCTGCTCAAGCGCCGTGAAATCATAGTCACGCTGGTTAAAATTATTGAATTTGTTTTCTTTCTGCTGCTTCGTCGGCTCTCTTTTTCCCGGCTCATAATTCGCGTCGAGATAATCCAAGTAACCAGAATTGAAAAAGGTACTGCCGTACTGCGGCTTTCTCCAGTCCTCCTTTTCCAGTTCCGTCTTATACCTCTGAATTGCTCTCTCAAGCTCTTCATGCCCGATTTTAAGCAGTTTTTTCTTTGCTGTATCACTTACCTGCCCCTTGCCTTTTTTGTTCGGATACAGGCTCCACAACCGCTCGAAAAGAATCTTTGCTTCTTTGGTTTCCTCCGCCTTTTTCGCCGACTTCGGCTCTTCTGGTTCTTCGTGTTCCTCTTGCTTCTCCTCTACCGGCGGTGGTGTTTCCTGCTCCACAGCTTCTATTTTCGCCTGTTCCCTGTACCGCGCCTGCCGCTTCCGGTTGCTCGCCCGGATCTGTTCCAACGCGGCTACGTTCTGATGTTCTTCCCATCCAGGGATCAGAAGCGTGTTTTCCTCGTTTCGGCTTATCATTCCCATACTTTCCAGCGCTTTCATGGCTACCAGAATAGTACTTTCTGGGAATCCAAGCTCATTTGCGAGCATCGCCGGAGTATACGGGATGTTTTCGGTAAGGAAAATATATCCATTGGAATTGCACCGCCCTGCAAGAGTCAGCAGCATGACCCAGATAAGAACGATGTTGTTTCCCTCCGGCAGGCCGCGCAGATACTTGATCTTTCGATTATCGAACATGTCTATCGACATCTTAACCCACTTAACCTCGCCCATCGTCCGCACCTTCTTTCAGACTCATTCCCGCTTCGTATTCGCGGAATATTGTCATCCAGTCGTCGAGTTCCATCGTGACCAGGATCTTATGATTGTTTCTTTTGTGGAATACTGCGGGCAAAACGTCTTTTCCACTTTCTTTCGCGTCGTGTTTCGCCTGATCTATCCAATCATAGAGTTGCATTCGCTCTTGATGTTTCGCTTCCACGTGGATTCCCGGGAGGCCTACAACATCGGATGCGTCACCGGTATTTCCGCAGTATTGCGCGGTCCGGCGGGACTCCGTGTAGCCATACTCCCGGAACTTTCTGGAAAGCTCCAGCTCGAAGCGTTTCCCTTTCTGTTTGCTGTTAATCGGCATCTCTGCCCCTTTCCGGCGGCTCCAGCCAGCCGCCTTTTTTGTCGTGACATATAAAACATGAACCGTTTTGAGATACTCTGTTGACAGTTCCATGCTGGACTCTATGACTTCCCATCCGGGTTATCATCTACAACAATTCCGTATACGTGATACATTTTTTCGAAGCTCGGCATTCCGCGTTGATGCGCGATCGTGTGGTGCGTCCTGCACAGGCAGATTTTCCGGTATCCAGAATCATCCACCCGCCGCCGGTCATTTCCCATGCCTATTGTATCAACGTGGTGGATTTCTCCATCTTTCCCGCACACCGCGCATTTTCTGTGCTTGATGCACGCGTACAGGTACTTACCGACATCATCCGCGCGCTCTATTCCGCTGTCTGAGAGCGGTATTCCCTCTTTCAAGACGAAATCCATCACAAACGTAATGAAATCCCGTGCCGTCCCCATTGAACAGTCTGAAAGGGAAAAATACGGTTCTCCTGTCTCGATCATGTAATTACATTTCATAATCTCTTTCATCTCCTCCGGGAGATAGCCCAACTCAATAGCTATATCCCGAATGGTCGCGTATGCTTTCTTCCGCTGCAGATTGGAGATATGCCGCCCATCATCGAAACGCATTTCTGTATTCGTGATGGTTTTATTTTCAATTTCTTCTTTCAGCCTGCTTTTCGGTAGCCGCACTACAAGCCACGTATCGCCGTCTTTTTCCACGGATTTTACGATTTCAGCCAGAGCGTGCATTATGCATCACCCGTTGGCATCTCTACTGCATTCGGTGTCTTTTGTAATTTTTTCATTGCTTTGTTGTACTGCAGAATATTCAATTTTTCTAATGCATCGACTCCAAATAATGCAAAAATCTGTTCTTTTCTCACACCGGTACGGCTTAATTCAGCGTTGATTCTGCGTACCATCTCCTCGTTAATTAATGATTTCCCTGCATCCGCAGTTGATTGTTCATTTGTTTTTCGTGCTTCTGGAGATTCTGCATCTGGATCGTCTACCATATCCGCCGTTGGAATGCAGAACACCTGGAAACATGCGTATTTGTAAGCAATTGCCATTGCCTTATTGGTTGCCTTATCTCCTGTGTCCATTGCTTCTCCTACAATGGTCGATTCGACAAAGGAACCATCTTCCGCATAAAATGTGAATTTGATTTTGCAGGTCACATAATGCATCATTGAACCGTTTTTTGTTTGCATTTCTTTCACATCTCGTTCCAGAATATTCGGGACAATTACCACCTTGTTTTTTGCCAAAGCAGGATGCAAAGCGTTGTAAACGTCGTCAACGCTCCGGAATTTAAAGCCCTGTTGCTTATTAACCTTGTCTTTCCCGACCGCTCCGACATCCGCGATCACGCCAGCAATCGAGCGGTAAATCATCGGGTAGTCTCTGCTTCTGTCAACCTCCACAGCTCCCATTATGCCTGTCTCCTCTCAAAATAGATTCCGATGCTGTTAAAAGCAATTTCCACCTGTTCCAGCTCCTCCGGTGTAACAACAACCTTGTACCACATGGTAACCGTCTGCGGCTGCGGAAACGGCAGATCGTCGCCGTCCTCAGAATCATCGAGTGTAAAAGGTACTTCCGGTTCTTGCGCCGCCACTGTAGCAGCTTTCAGCGCTTCTTCCGCCTTTTTCCGTTCCTCTTCTCTTACTCTGGCGATTTCTTCGATTTTTTTTCGCTCTTCCTCCCGTGCTCTCTCAATCTCAGCCTGCCGACGCTGCTCCTCTTCCTGCTCGCGGCGGATGCGTTCCGCCTCCAATGCCCGCTTTTTGTTGTCCTCGTATGTATTAATCAGGGTAAGGGCGGCACCAAGGTCACGGCTCTTCTGATAGACCTGCAACGCATCTTCCACAACCTCAGACTGCGTATTGCTGATAATGCCGATCTCAGAAGCAACCTTTTCAGCCATCGCCAGAAGCTCTTTTTCGATCTGTTTCAGACTGGTGGTGGCGTTGTCCCACTTTTTCACATAGATCTCCTTGAGTGGCAGGTACTCCGCCCATTCACCGGCGCATTTTGCATACAGCGTCTCAACATCCCCATGGCGCTTGCGGATGCGCTCTGCCTCCATCTCTTTCAGCTGACTATCGATCATGCAGATCGGCTCGTCGATGATTTCAAGAAGCTCTTTTACCTTCTCCTCGAAGTCGTTGTAAGGCACTAGGCACTGCGCCTTTACTTCTTTCCGACGTTTCTCTACTTCTTCTCTGGTCTTCCGGAGAGACGCCAGTTCCGCCTTGGCCACGCTCTTAGATTCCTCAGTGAATACCGCTCCCTGATACTCCGCCATCTTTTCGGACAACTTAGCTTTCACATCCTCAAAGTTACACCGGATCACAGCCGGTTCCTGGCTAATTTCGATCTTTAATTCATTCATTTTCTTTTTCTCCTTCTTTTCTGTTTTCTTCTACTTTCTGCAATCCGAGAATCGCCGCGATTGTCTCAACCTGCGGGAATTTTTCAGATTCCAGATACCGGCGTACTGCTTCGATATAGCAGCTTGCGCCGTCCTCGACTCCCTTTGATGTGCTTACATCCATTCCTGTGTATTCATACTTTTTCATTCCTGTACCTCCACAAATTCTCCATTTTTCAGCGTGTAATAAGTGTTCTCTTTGATTTTTTCGCCGTCTACACGCTCTGTTTTTACGCAGATCGGCACATAGCGTCCTTTTTCTTCATCTTTCACCCATTCCGTAAGCGTGATCCAACTCCCCTTTTTTCCTTTTGCTTTTGATCTGCTGCCCGCGCACATAATCACAGCGTCTTCTCCGGTGCTGTTGATCTGCGCGTAGTCACCGGACGAGCCGATC